TTGCTCTGCATCATAGCTCCACAACCTCTGCCCTGGACCATCATCACAGGACCGCCTTCACGCATGAAACCCATTTTGTTTCTTACCTTTTTAGGTAGTTTGGGTAAGCCTTTGTTGTCAGCTGGTATTGGTTTTAAACCTTTCATTTCACCACCTTCTGCTTTTTTAGCACCTTTGTACTTACCGCCCATTCTTTTGTACTCCTGGACCATGTAGGCATTAGCATAAGCAGACGGGTAAACGTCAAACTTAGCTTTAGCTTTTGCCTTGGCTCTGGCATAAATCGAAGGGTTTGCTACATTAGATGGTGTTTTAGATTTAGCTCCACCACCCTTTTTCATTTTGATTGATTCAAGTGTCTTTGCTTGGCCAGCGTGTGTTTTACTGGCTTTTTTTAGCTGTCTAACGACTTTGTTTATTTTCTTTTTTGCCATAATAATTTACCAATTTTTACAAGACCAGTAACCCGCAGTAAATACATCTTTTTTCTTTTGTACTGCATCGCAGTTATGTCTTGCTCTAAAACTTTTTCTACGTTTAGGTTGACTCTTTTTAATAGATAAGTTCGGATCGCCGTAACGTACTATTTTTACCTGATCCCCTTTTTTTGCTAAAACAGCAAACTTTTTGTTTTTGCCTGGTGTGCGTTTCTGTTTGTTATAACCAGGAAAAGTCTCCCCGCGGTAGGATAACCTACCGCTAGGAGATCTTGTGACATCTTTAGTCGTTGCCATCTAAAAGTTTTTAGTCAGAACCAAAATGATGGAGTAAGCGTCCCCGTTACTGTGACCTACTGTAGTGAAGTCAATGTCGCCGGTTACACCAGATCCCGCATTATTAGGAATACCTGTGAATAAATCGTAATATTCATCACCTGTACTATCAGCTGGTAAAGGTATAGCTAAAACATTAGTGGTAGCGTCGAACTCGATATCTACGCCCATACCACGACATGCCCAATATATTCTTGAAATTGAAACCGAACTACAAGCCTTGCCAGCACTGTTACTAGCTAACGCTGATACGTCAACTTTCTTAACAGAGGCTTCGCCTGTGCCGTCGCTTTCATTAGTAAATTTCAAGATTGCGGTTTTCTCGCCATCTTGTATGGTTTGACTGGTTACTGTATCAGCCATGTTTTACTCCTTACAGTTCAGTGCTTGCTGTACGCTCTTTGCTCGCGCCAATGTAATCGACAGTCAAAGTTTTTGCAGCAGCGGCACCATTTTGTATACCAAACGATACAGTCAATTCTTCATTGTCAGGAACATTTGTGCTTACGACTGTGCCAGCTAAAACATTATTTTGAAAGACATGAAACTTTTGGTCTTTAGGATCGTAAACGAAACCAAGTGTCATAAAAGTATCGTCGGCCAATGAGTTAGGCAAAGTTAATGTTGACTGTGTGCTGTCTTTTTCAACAATAAAGCTGATTGTGGCAGCTCCATCTGATTTCAAAAAGAAGATACCATCTGTTACATCTAATGGTGTTGTATCAGTAAGTTGTAATCCAGCAACTATGTCAGTTTGGGTAGCATCATTGGTTTTAAACCTAATGTGAAATGCTAACTGTTTACCAGCTTCGTATTTAAAACCTTCTTTTACAAGTTGAAAAAAGTCATGGTCGTTATCTCCAGCTGCGTTGGTTACTAATAGTAAGCCACCATCGCCGTCAGTTAACGCTTCTGTTGCAGATCCAGTACCATCTTCTGTTGTAGTTATTGTCCAATCGGACGCTAGGTAAGTATCAAAATCATTAAAATATGTGTGATACTTATGCGGTGCAGGTGCTTTAAATTTGCCTAATGTTGAGTCAGTTCCAACATTGGTAACACCCGAAGTAAAGTGTGTAGTCATAATCAGCCTCCTTATAAATAGCCATTGCAAGCACCATGCTTGCAACAATTAGTTCTACAGGATTGATAATACTACTAGGCTATTTAATTGGCAACTTTGAGATCTTCTTGGTTAGCCAAGTATTCAAGTTGAGCTAGAGTGCTAGGCATGCTGGTATGGTGAATACTTATACCACCAGCTGCCGTCCAAGCCTCACAGTTAGACTTCTTATCGTCTACTAATACGTCGCCAGGTCTAGCGAAGACTGATTTGTGTTTGCCTTTGATTGTGCAAGTTACTACAACGTGTGGATCTACATACTGGTGAATCCATGACATCTTATCTGCCACCACTAAAGGTCTATTAATCTCACCAGTAGCCGTAAGAATTTCCCAAGGTAAACCGGTGTTTTTTACAAAAGATATTAAATCTAACATGCCTGGCATGACTGGTAAGTTTCTGAAAAGCCTTTTGTTTATGAAGTCGGCCTTTTGCTCGTCGTAGTGGCCTTCACTCTCCAAGGGCCCGTTTATGTAATCCGGGCCCTCTACTCCTTTGACAAAATCTGCCAAAACTCCATCCATGTCTAAGTATATTTTTTTCATTCTACTCTGTCGTGTATTGGTACAGGACCTAACCCGTAAACATTGCCAATGTCCTCACCCATCAATTCTCTACATTTTTCTCCAAACCTAGAGTCTGAGGTATCTGCAAAGTTGCCACCGAAACTTGTATGTATATCTAATTTTGACTCAGGCACTATTTTTAGAGCACACCCAAACCCAAATTCTTGTTTGATCAATTTTGCTGCTGGATAATCTTCACAAGGATTGAAAGGTCCATCTACATTGGTTACACAAAACCCTTTGACATAAGAAGATTCGCCACCATTGGTAGCGTCATTTCCATATAGTATGTCTCCAGGAGTCTCTTTCATTACATAAATATCAACGTGCAATCCCATTACGCCACCCCCTCTATTTGTTCCATAAACTCAAAATCTGTGTCCCAAAGTTCGTCAACTCTGTCATAGTCGATCTCAGCTTTTTTGAGCTGTATCTCCCTGCCATAACCATCAATGACCTTATTACCTGGTTTATCGATCATTTTAATAATGCCAGAGTCAATGAAGTTATTAACAAATTCTCTACCAAACGAACCCTCCAATTTTAGAAACAAACCAGTATTGTAAGTTTCTAATGCTTTTTTATATGTATCCATTACACCACCTCCTTTTTTTTAAGCTCTTTTAGTATCAACTCAAGTTTCTCAAGATCGTCCCAAAAAACCTTACCCTTTTGAAACTTGATATTTTCAATAGTCATTTCAAGTCTTTCAACCAAAGTATATCCACCGATCATTTCCATTACACTATCTCCCTATCTAATTTATTTCTTTGTACTCTGAATAACTCACAATCATCAAAAGAAAATTCAAAGTCTTTCTTGTATATGTTTTTGTAAGGCATTGAATAAGTCTCTTCTATGTCCCATCCTTCTGAAACGTGTTCAACCCAAAATTCTAAGATCCCGCCTTCATAACCAGATCTTCCATAACTTCTTAAATGTTTGCCCTGACCTTCAATCACCGCAATAATTTTTTGTATTGCTTTAATTTCGCTGTCGTAAATTTCGTATTTATTATTCATTTTTCCTCCTTAGTCTAATAAAACCATATATGCCTCTGGCTCATGTTTCTTAAACCAGTCGCAACCTTTTCTTACGTTGTCGTAATCTCTGAACATTTCACAACCTTTTACAAAGTCGTAAACCGCAACCGCATCTGGATCAAGCATTACACCAGCTCCAGTGTAAGGGTTCTTAACCCAAACAGGTTCAGTATCAACAACCACCACATTTTTTGGTAACTCTCTCATTACACCACCTCCTTTTTTTCTGCAATATAATCTTTAGCATCACTCAAGGTCCTAAAGTTTTCAGCCACTACTCTGTTATCCTTTCCAATGATGTACCAAGTTTTTTGTTTGAACTTGTTAGGTACAAGCGTTCTGCTTGCACTAAAAAAATCGACCGCTTTTTTCTGCACGTTTGTAATAATATTTTGATCGCAAACATAAATGCCATCGTTTAACCTACATGCTTGTTTCACTCTCACTTGTATTCCTCCTTTTTTGTTGTTGTTTTCATGTCTCACATAGATATAATACAGTATTTGCAAGAATATGCAACTATTTACAACTATAAATATTAAAATAATTTAGGACAAAAAAAGGGCCCCGAAGGGCCCTTTTGTAACACTGAGTAATAAAGTGTGTTACGACTTCAATTATGCACCTTGAGATCCGTAGATTCCTCTCCAGTCCGAGAAACCAAACGAATATCTTTCTCTAGCTTTATATCTGATATTGCCTGTAGAAAAGTCTGGTTCCATAGATGTCTCCATTGGAGATCTTTGGAACATTTTTAACCCTTCACCAGCGCTGTTTACAGATGTCAGAATGAAGAAAGCATCAGGATCAGATAGATAGTGATTGACAACGTAACCACCAGGTAAAACACCTGTGTTTCTGATTGCGTTGATATCGTTATCCGCTGTTCCAGACCTTTGTGTTGAACTCAAAATTCTGTCAGCAACGAAAACGAGTTGCGGAGGAATTACGAGTTTATCGGCCATAACACTTATGGTTAAGCCTCTATCGTCTGTAAACGTCGATATGTCTATTAAAGCATCCTCTAGTGAG